TATCTGCCTTGCCTGCTGTAATTTGGTAACTACAACCTCCTTACCGGCAGTATCTTCGGTTTTTTCATCTTCAAGATCAGCAATAGCCTCTGCGAACTGATGTTCAGTTGCTACCTTCAGGCAGTTAACAAATGTCATTTTTTTGATCTGCGCAAGCGAAGGCTTCTCAGGTACTACTGTTACTTCTGCGGGCTTTTCAACAACAGGATTTTCAGTAATATTCGCTGCCGCTTCAAGTTTCGCATCTGCTTCGGCTTTTACTTCCGCTTTAGCTTCTGTTTCCGCTTTTTCATCTGCGTTAGCTTTTACTTTTGCCTCTACTTCTTTTTCTGTTACTTCCCCGGCTTTTTTTATTGCTTTATTTACTTTTGCGGGATCGCCCAGCCTATCCACCAGTACATCAAGAATATTATTCTTAATGGTCACTATCGCATCAGGATCAACCAGCTTCAGCTGGATAAGAAGCCTTACCTCATCATCAGTGAACTTCAGCGGATTTACCTGCTGAACATCATGCTGTGAATTGGAAGTATCCTGCGCCGCTGAAAGTACCGGCTGTTTATCGCCTACAAGCCTGAAAAATCCGGTCTTGATCGCCTGTGACTTCTGGATCTTCTCATCCTTAGCCTCAGTATCGGCAAAAACATAACCCCCGCCTTTTGCTGCAGGAGTAATTTTAAGCCCTTCCCAGTCACCCGAGCGCTGCGGTGTCCAGTATGTTTTTGTTCTAAATTTACTTGTACTCATTGTCTTTCGTTTTTAGAATCCCCCTTGTTACAGGGGGATCAAATTATAGATTATGCTGCTTATGCAAGCTCTTCGTCTGCTGCCATTCTTGTGGTCGGATAAAGAATACCATGGAACGGTGTTGCAGGCTGATGAATAATGTATGTATCCACGCTCCTGAAACAGTTCTGGATCACAGGTACACCCTTCTCCTGAACGTTTGTCCACAAATATGTCTTTATCAGCGGCCTGTACTCAATGTATGGGAATGTCAGCGCCAGCGCGAACGGCTGGTTCATATTCGGATACAAACGGGTAAATACAGGATGCTCAATTAAATGCATCTCAAGCCTGTCGGTTCTCACCTTCATAACTTTCGGTATTCCGTATGTATCAGCAGGCATCTGTGAATAATCAAAGCCCGGGAACGCCAGCTTCTTGTCGTAAAACAGCTTATGGAAAGCCGCGTTACAAAGAACCTGTCTTATTCCCGCAACATCATTGATATCCGGATCGCCAAGCGCCCACTGCCACTGATCGAATTTCTTATACTCAAATGTATCGTAGCTTTTTACAGCAGGTGATCCGCCGGTCTTTACGCCGTAGATCAATCCGCCTAATTTCCCGATCTCTGATGTATCGGTTCCTGCAGCAACTTTCTTCTGGTATTTCGGGCCTGCTTCAAGGAATGTTTTCTCCTTCAGCATTAAAAACGCCTGCCTCGTATCGCCTTCAAGAATGTTTTCAGGTGTGCCTTCATGGTAAAGTTTGTTCATAGCGGCTACATCATTGATATTGAAATACCTTCTGAAATCCTGGTAGTAGTTATCAATGGTTGTTGCGAACTGCGAAACGCCCTTTACTCTTCCCTGCTCACGGGCAAACGCTGAACCCATGCATGAAAGGAGTGTACCGGCTGCAACCTCTTCACTGTCTCCGGAACCGATCCTGTGCGCGGGATTCCTTGCCATGATCTTAATGGTCGTGGTGTCTGAATCATTCTTATCGGATACATAAACGTATCTTGTATATGTATCTTCGTCAGAGGTCAAACCAACCAGCTCAATTTCCTGGTAAAGCTCAAGGTTATCCTTCGCATTGGCTGCAAGTGTGATCGTTTCGGCTGTGCCTATCTCGCCCGCGGTCTGTGTGGTAAATGCCGCACCAAGCTCAAGCATATCCTTGATCATCGTCTTATCGAAACCTTTTGCGATCTCCGATGTCGGTTTATGTACTTTTGTGAATTTATCGATAAGGTAAACTGTCGGTGAATATATCTGGCGGTCTTTGTAAACCTCTTTCGAGTAATCTACCTCAACCGTCTGCTCTGATGCTCCTGTGGATACGTAATGACTGTATGAAACCAGCCCCCACGCAACCCTTGTACTGAATACTCCTATGATCGTGAATACGAACATGAGGAGTCTATAGATTTTAAACATGACGAAATCTCCTTTGTTTTAATTTTTTATTAATTAATACACAGTGTTGATTTTCGCCTTGCTTAACTGGACTTACTGCGAAGTATAATACAAGGTTAATCTGAACTTGTGGTTGAAACTATCTTTAAAACTATTTTGGCGCTGCGCCGCTGTAAACACGCTTCTTCAGCTCTTCGGCTTCCCTGTCGTGTTCCTGGTCTTCCGTTAAGGTTGACCCGCCTGCACCGCCTCCGCCTTTTTTGTAAAGCGGATTTTCTTTCTGTTTCTTGAATGCCTTCAGGAATGATTCCTTCAGACTGTCCGTTTTACCCTGCTTACTATCTGTCTGCGCAGCCTTTGTCCGTTTTGCGGATAAGTCAGGATAATCCTCCTTGTTGGAGTTGTAAAAAGCCATAATGCCTGTTTTAGCTTTCGGATTCGCATCCAGGAAAGCCTCATAATCGTTTAGTATCCGGCGTACCTGCTTTGCAACACGCAAAGTATGCTTATCGCCGGTGTATTGTTTGCCCTGGGCTAACGCCTGGTCATTTTCCGCAAGTATATCCTCAACGTTTTCGTCACCTGTGCTGAATACAGGATCGGTCTGCAGGTCAAGGATCATCGCCCTTACCCATATTGCGGATTGCTGTGCTTCGATGTTTGCATCCCTGCCTTTTAAACGCTGTAATTCCTTTTCATCAGCCTTCAGGGTTTCCTCGGCAGTGGTTTGACGGCTTATTAATTTATTCTTAGCCGTTTCGTTAGCTTCGTCATCAGGATCCTTGGCGATCAAATCCTTCTTGGCTTTGATGTTATCTTCAAGTTCCTTGATATCTTTTTCGAGATTTGTCCGCATATCAATGCGTTCCTGCATCCCCTGTGAAAGTTCAATGCGCTGTTTGTCTATTTCGCGCTTCTCTTTGGCATTCTGCTGGTGCCGGTCTTTGATACTTTTTTCAGCATCCAAATGCTGATCGAACTGAACAAGCAGCTTCTGAAGGGTTTTTGCGGGCATGTTCTTAATATCGTCCTCATCCCATTCGTAATGCTTTGCCGCTTTACTTACAAAATCTGTGTATTCCGCGTCCGATAACAGTTTCTTGCCAATGGTATGCCCTTTTGTTTCATCGATACCCGCGGCTTTTTTGCTTTCAGTTATCAGTTCAAGAGCTTCGGCTTTGGTTAATTCCTCGCCGTTGATCTCGATGGTTTCTGAATCGTCTTCCAGCTTGCCAACTTCTGCTTCAAGCCCGGCAATATCATAATCTTTATCACCTATTGTGAAAGATGTTTCATCGGATTTGTCGTCGTCCTTTTTTTCATCTTCCTTCTTGGTGTCATCACCCGGTTTTTTTTCGTTCTTTTTCTTTTCAAGCTCAATTTTGGCAGCCTCTTCCTGTTCACGCAGCTGTTTCTCTTCGTCGGTTTCTTCTTCCTCTTTTACCTTTGTGCCGTACATATCAGCTATCTTTGCGGCGTTGAACTCTGCCATACCGTAAATTACCTGTGTGAAAAAGGGTGTGAACGAAATTATGAATGATATAATATTTTTGAACATTTTTAATTTTTTTTGTTTATTTACAACAAATATAAACTGCACCTTAAAAACTGCTGAAAGTGTATCCCCCTATTGTGCGGGAACTTCAACTAACCCCGGCAAGAATATCTGTATGTCGTCCATGCTTTCTACGGGTAACATCCCGCCTTCTGTCAGGAATTTACTTAAAACACTTGCATCGTAGCGATCCGCTAAGGATTGTTTTATCAACATTCTTGTTGGTCCCGAAAATAAGTAAGATGTACCGCAATATTCACATTGAATCTTTCCCACATCTACTGATTTAAATTCGATAGATGCACAATTCTTACATTTGATTTCTTCGGGTTTATGGTGATAGTTAGGCATTACGCTGCCTCCGCTCCTTTTGTTTGTTTTTCTTTCATTTGCTGTGACTTATCATGCTCAGCCGCCATTGTCATTACAAGCTGTGCGAACTCCGGACCGCGTTTCTCAACCTCGGCCGCCAGTGCAAGTGCATACTTTGAATTCTGCTCCTCGCGTAATTTTCTCACGATCTCATCCTTCTGCGCCTGTAACGTACCGCCTTGGGTTTCAAGGAACATATCCAGCGGGAACTTACCGGCCGCAAACAACTGCGCTATGATCTGCTTCTCTTCCATCTTATTCTTTTCGAAGTCAAAATCTATCGTAACCGTAATATTAAAAAGGAATATCTCGCCTGAACGGTCTTTTAAATGATTCACACGTACCTCGGAATACTGGCCCATTACCTCTTCTTCTTCAAGTATCCGGCCTGTTTCCTGATCCTTCAGCGCATAATCAACCTTAACCATATTATGCTCCTGGAACCGCTTGTTTGCGCTCAGTGGATCTAAATCCGGGTACATCTTGAAGAGCATTGCATCGTATTCCTTTATGCTCATTGTGGCATTTATAGGGATGTACTGCGGGTCGCCTTTCCTTGCATTCTCAATAGCCGCCCATGCCTCATGGGTAAACTCAACAGCAGCCATTTTATAAAGCAGATTCGTAACCTGCGTTACTGTCCATTCAACATTTGTGGCATCGGGAGTAAGCCTCACAGCATTTGCAGCCTGTAAGCGCTGTATAGCTTTGCCGGATACTTCCCTCTTACCGCCCATCGGACCTTCAGGTAATTCACCTGTCAATACTTCATGGCGGATACCCTGGTTCTTCATAGTCGTCTTGGCGATATCAAGGAATCCCGCTATTTCAGGTGATGTCCCCGGCCAGTCAAAGAACTTAACCGCTTTGTTAATATCTTCGATGTTGTCTATCGGCATCAAACCGCCTGTTTCAACCCAATCTTTGAACTCCGCGGGGTAATCGTCCTTCAGCTGCTTAAGCACAAATCCCCGTACCATATCGGAAAAACGCGCATTATTGATGATAAGCGATGAAAGAACATTGATTATATCCTGCACATTGATCAGTTTCTCAACCTTGCTTATAGGGAACGCCCTCAGTTCACTCGGCTTGTCGCAGCATGGAGTACGTTTAAACTGCCATTTGTTGTACATCCTTGGATCAGCGTACTGGTTGATCTTATGATAAACCGTGCCTAAGCTCCTGTTGTAAAGTGATTCAAAGTAATAAGTCCGCTGTTCTTTCAGCATATCTTTGCCGCCTTCGGTTATCTCAAACTCACTCAACGGCACTGCATCTACATACTTTTTGCGGTATTCAATGTAATAAAGGGTTACGTATTCTTCCTGTATGATCTTGTTCTCACGATTTACGGTCCTGCCGCGGTAATAATAATCCTGATCTGCTATCACATCTTCAGGCTTTATATCAAACTGTTCAAGCAGTTCCCGCGCCTCTTCTATCGGCAAATGCTTTTTGTGGATTATGAACGGTGTTGTATTAAGGAAATACTTATCCCCGGCTTCCGCCCATATCAGCATATCCCAGGGATTAATAACTTCCATACCGATCTCACCGTATTTAGCGATATTCACATACGGGTCATACCATGTATTCAGCCATGATAAACCATACTTTTCCTTCTTCTCGGCCATTGGAATAAAGTAATCACTCCAGAATTGCAGCCGCTTTTGCATAGCTGTAAGCCAGTGCTGCGTAGCAGTTTCCATCCTGTCGTTGGTCGGGTCATCATCATTTTTAACCTGGATAACCTTTTCTCCTGAAGTGTATTCGGATATATGACCGTCGATAATCTCAGTGATCTTATTCTCAACATAGAACAGCTTGCCGAATTTATTCTTCTTTACACGGAAACGCCTTGTATCAACAACCGCGGGTATAACCTGCCCGTCAACTACCGTGCCGTCATCATTTGCTTCGTTTTTATTGATAAATTCAAGTATGGGTGAGTTAGTGAAACCGATCGGGACCTGAAAGCCTTCGTAATAATATGCATTTGTCCGCCAGATATCATGCATCGCAGAATCCTGCATCAGCATTTCGCCCTTCATTATCCAGTCTTCATAACGCTCCTTTAACCACTCCTGGATATTATTATCCCGTACATTCTTTTCAGTTATGTAACGGCAGTCAATATCGATTTTATGCACATAATTAGCCATTGTACAAAAATAGCTAACCGGTGTTCATACGGGTTTTGTGTATCCCCTAAAGCTTTTCCTCCGGACGAACATATATACGTTTCTCAACCGGTATCGGAGTAGCAAGCATCATTTCAATATATGCCTCGCCTTTTTCTGTTAACTTGCCGGGTGCTGTGTCAACTTGTATCAACCCTAAATCAACCAGTTTACTGAATTCCGCCGAATTGCCGTGATGTTTTAAATCCGGTAAAGCGTAGTATGCCATCAGTAATACCGCCATTCCCGGGTTTATTACTCTTTCTTCGTGTTTCATTTTCTTACTCCTTCTGATTTCTGAAATGTTATTCCTCTTCTTCGTTATCAGCATCTTTATCCGTAAAAACCCCTGCATTTTCCTCATTCTGTATCCATGCCTTTACTGACCCGTATCTTGCAAACCAGTTACCTTTTCCCCAATTAAAAATACTTGTGCCTGAATTACCCATATCAAAGGTTGCTACGATCTGGATTGAATCAAAATGACTGCCAAGTTTTTCGGCAATCTCTTGTATAATCTTTAACTGTTGATTTCGTTCTTCATCCGATAAAGTCAATTTAATCTATGCCTGCTTCCTAAATAAAGATTCCAAATTGTTTGACAGGTTAGATTTTCTAACCTGTCTCCGTGGTAACAGTAAAATGATGTAAAATCCGCTACCCAGTTGTAAGTGATTAAATCTTTTATTTCTTTGTATGTTATCATCCCATCATCTCCACTGCCATTTTACGCATCTCATCAAGCGCAGCGCGTTTCATCAGCTGGTCTATCGGTTCACTGAATGAAGTTACACAGATTTTATACGCATCTACCGGGTGATCGGGTATCACCCTGCCGTCTGAATCTGTACCGTCCTGATCGAAATCGCCCTCAATCAGCAATGAACGCTTTAACTTTGGCACTGATTTCCAGAACCATGTACAGTCCTTCGAAACCCTGAGCTTAGGTTCTCTGATCCATAAACCTTCATCGTTTTTCTTATAACTGAAACCGTTCCTTAAAACTGTATTGCAGTATATTCTGTAATCAACCTTTTCGGTTTTGCCTTTTATCACCGGTACAAATGTCAGGTTAAGCCCCTCGCACTCTTTCCTGAATGTATCAATAACCCTGTTTTTACGGTTCTTTTCATTATACGCCTTGGCCGGCATTGCAAACATATCGCTGTCACCCACAAATACCATATCCCGTACATTATTTGCCTTGCACCAGTTCCGGAAACTTATCGCTTTATCGGTCAGTGATTTATTAGCATCATTATCGCACCATTCCTTATCAGTCCATATCCTGCCGCGGTTATCCTGCTTGCCAACATACGCCATAGCCCAGTTACCATAATCGATCGCGCCAAGTGAGCGCATCGGAGTATCGGGCATTGCATCAAAACCGTGTATTTTCTGTAAAAGCATACCGAACATTAACTCATCAGTCAGCTTCGGGAAGTGGCCGCATAATTCCCATATAGCTTCATTGTCGGGTTTATATATTTTGCCGTCCCATTCAAATGTACGGTCCTCTTCGTTATGCATTTTTACTTCATCGCAGTGCTTATCAACCATCTCCTGAACCCAGTCAAGTGAAATTGCGCCCGGGATAACATTGCGTTTGTTTACAATATTCGGATGCTGCAGCGCATTTATATGGATCGTATTTGTTTTAACATCATCACAGAACACCTTGAACTCGCAATTATTTGTACGCGGGTTACTGATCGCAAGCATACGGCTGTTATCCGAGGCCATATGCCCCTTCATTGCTTTCCATATAGCTGAATGTACACCGCTTGCTTCATCGATTATATCCAGAATTTGCGGATTATGATAACCCGAGATCTTTACCGCGGACTGTTCTTCCTTCCCCACCTGCACGGAAATACCAACTGCAAACCACTTTTCACCCAGTGTAAATTCAGTCTGGTTAAGCCTGCCGCCTAATCTTTCATCATAAATGGGCATTTTAGAATTGGCTACAAGCTGTGATATCTCTTTCCATAACAGATTTTCAACCTGGTCTTTTGTCGGCGCTGTTGTTATGATCGTTGTACCGGGATTTGGAACAAGATACGCAAGCGAAATACAAGCCGCTATGAATGTTTTCCCTACATCGTATGAAGCCTGAACCGCAGTGTATTTATGCATCCATACGCTTTTAACTATCCTTTTCTGATCGTCTGTAAGGGTATTAATACCCAGTACCTCTTCGATAAAGTATAACGGATTACGCAGTGATTCGGCCGTAAACCGCAATTCCTCAAATGAAGGCATCCTGAATTGCTGTACTAAATCATTGGTGTCAGTCATCATTCCATCCGTACCAATACTTCTTTGCTAACCGGCGATTCCTTTGCTACACGCATTACAAGCTCCTGGATCGAGCGAACATTCATGTTCACGCTTACTTCTTTTTTCCTTATGAACATATTGCGCCAGTTCGCAAGCATTTTCAAGGCAGCCTGCCGGTCAACAAACTTTATCTTATAGCCCAAGTCCTTCAATGGTTCAATCTGCTGAATACACCTGCGCAGATCCTCGGGAATATCCTTCAATGATTTGCCTTTGAATAAAAGATCACCCTTCGCTGTTATCTCCATTATGTCCGAAATATCGAAATAAACATGATTATACATCTCACGCGCAAGATCCTCTGACTCGATCATCAGCTGCTTCTCAACCTTCACGATAGCTTTATCTATTTCCGCGCTTACCTTTTCATAACTTAACAACCGGGATGCCTGCGTTTCAGCAGTTTTTTCACTGTAACCGGCATTAATTGCCGCCTGCTTACCGTTAGGTTTACCTGATGCGGCCAGCTTCACATACTCAGCTATGAATTTCCGCTGCTGTATGTTTAATGGCTGCGGCTTTTTCTTTTTGGACTTCTTCTTTTTCTTCACAGTCTTCTTGCCGTCCACCACCTGCTGTAATATTTTCGCTTTATCTATCGTCAAAGCACCTTAGTTATTTTTAATTCTGGAAAAAATTCCTCGATATATTTTTTATCCCAAGGATCATTATCATACTTAACCGGACCGCCTTTATGCCTTTTAACAAAAGCCATCAACCCGCCCCTGCGCTGCCGCTTCGATAATCTTTTTCTTAATTTCTTTTGGTAAATTGTCATATAGTCAGCACTCTTAAAATTATCAACGCAAGCGCTGTGACAATCACTTTTAACATAAACTTTAAAGGATTAAGATTCTTTTTGTATCCTTTTTTAAATGTGCGTGCTTTCGGTAAATATTTTTGTTCATATTCCATTTTTAATCTTCCTCCCCGATCACCGAATAAACATCGCCCTCTTTCATCAGTAAAACAGTTTCACCGTTATAAACCAACGGATACCGTGCCGCTTTATTAAAATATACACGCATACCGGCTTTTAAGTCCACACACTTCGGGCCTACAGCCAATACCGTTCCTTTGTGCTCATCAGCTCTCACGGTATCAGGAATAATAATACCGCCTGCAGTTGTATCTTTCTTCTCATCTTCTCTTATGAGTATCCTGTTACCCATCGGCTTGATGTCAAGAGTTGAAACTTCATGTTCTTCGGTATTATAAAGCTCCTGGGTTGTTTTGTTTTCCCAGCCGTACATCTTCTGTACTGCTTTTTCATTGAATTCAGGCATGGCTTTCCCTCCAATTGAGAAGCATTTTTGGCAGGTCTCTTGTAACGAAACCTTGATTACGGCAATATTCTGCAAAGTCTTTCATATTATTTTCTGTGTACAGCATGGATCTCTCATTAGCCCTCGTACGCTCCTGAATTGTGTTAACAATCGAATCTAATAGCTCCGGTTGAATATGAATCACCGTTTGATTACAGGCTATTTTTCTGTAATCTTCGCAAAACATTCTGATTTGTTTATTTGAATTAAAGTCTTTTTCTTCAACTTCCTCAAACCATCCTTCTCTCACAAGATAAGGCATTTCTTCAGCATTGAATTTAGGATTATACGCCCGCCTTTCTTCATTCCCTATCATCCATATACAGCAATCCCCTGGAATATACACCTCTTCAGTTACGGTTTTCTCTAATTCAAATATAGCCCCTGCTTTAATTTGTGGTAAATCTTTTAATAAACGATATTTTTTTTCTTTAGTCATTGGATTTCTCCACAAGTTTAATGTTATACGGCATTTCTCTGCTTATTTGTTTTTCCCTGAAGGCTAATTTTTTCAGCAAATCTTTGGTCATAGTCACGGCAACATCTTCAAGCCCGTTATCCATATCGTAACCGGAAATACAACCTTTTTCTTCGAACTCTACTGTTTCTGTTCGCTCTTCACCCGCGTAACCTACATCCGCGACCTGAACTATTATGTTAATAGCCTGCATTTTATTAATTCCCCAATAAAATTATTTTTGATTTCGGTTTTGGCTTTTCTGCTTCCGGTTTCTCTACCTCCACCGCCTTATAAGTACGCGCTCCGTCCATCAATACCTGTAACCCTTTTTCGTAATCGGGAGTGAACTTTGCGAAAAGATACATTAAATACTCAGCAGAAGTCATATACAGCATCGGGTTCTCGTTCACCCCGGCAGTCGCTTCAAGGCTGCACATGGTAGTCCTGTCGGGCTTCATAAAAATATCGATCTTCACGCTGCCTAAATGCCGTGATTCCTCCTGGTTGAATGCTTCCGATAGGTTCTGCTTTGCCTTTTCAGCATCAGCTTCAAGTTTGTTTTCGTAATGTGCCATTTTGTTTTATGGTTTAAAATATTTTTTTAATAATCTTCTTCTCTGTAACTTCTTTTTTTCGTGATCGTATGTAAATATCAATGGCTTAAATCCGTTCCTCAATTCAGTAATGACCGCGCCATAAAAATTAGCATATTCACAAAACGACCTGCAGATTCTCAACTTTAAGCGATAACGGATAGGTGGCCTTAAGTCTTTTAGATATTTTCTCGCTGTTAAGTTCTTGTCATGTGTAATAATGTACGATATCATTTTTTATATTTCCTCCGTTCAAACTTCTCACGGAACATATTCAGATCCATCCTTAACTTTGCTTTATTCTTACGGGTTACTACTCCTACAAGCCAAAACCCCCGCTGTTCAATACGTTTGTTAATAGCCTCCTGATCCTTTACACTCAATCCGCGGATATTACCCAGGTCTGAATGCCACTCACCAAGAAGCTCCATGCCTGAACCTACCTTTTTTATCAAGGTACCCAGAGGAATACGGCGCAACAATTGGAACGGCAGCTTCAAAGCATTGGGTGAAACATATATCGTACCGTCAGTTGATGGATTCGGCAGCTGTATGACCCCGTATTCAGGATCCAATTGCCAATTTGTGCCGCCAAGCCTGTAGCCCAGCAATACGCCGCCTATCTCTTTTGTGAAATCATAATAATCGATTTTATACTTCTTACTGGTTTCTGTGATCTCAATATCCATAATTCAAATTTAATTTGTTTTTTTGCACTTTATTTTTGTGTATCCCTTGCATTTAAGAAGGTAAGCCCTCTATGTGTGCCCGGCGCTGATTCTAAACATCCCTTTTTTACCAGTCGCTCTACATGATCCTTCGCAGTCATACGGTTGATGTTTAACTTCACCGCAATTTCCTCATAAGTCGGGGCAAAACCCTTCAGCTCCATAAACTCTTTAATAAAACTTAATACCTCGTTCTGCCGGTCAGTCAGTGTATCAAACCTGAAAACACTGCCCTCTCCTACCGGCGGTGTATCTATGGCAAACAACTTCCGGAAGAATTCCATACGTTCATCTTTATCCGATCCCAGCGCCGCCTTCTCAAACTTATCCAGCGCCCGTTTATTGAAGCCTTCCCAGTGGTGGCATGGCATTGAATCCAGCTTTGCGGCCCATAATACATATTCCTCATCCGTCAGAATATCATAAAAGCCCGATTCAACAGCCCGCCAGCGCAAATTATCCGCTTTGCAATTGTTGTGATCACCGTCCTTGAACTCAGGCATGTAACCTTTCCCCCGTATTCCCTTAAAAGTTTCAATAATTATTAAATGAACAGGCACCATTTCACGCGCACCCGATACAGTCCGTAACCTGATGTACCTGTGCCTGTGCTTCGGCGACGGCACAAAATGCATCTTCTTCTGCAGGATGTACTCCATCATCACCCTGTAACCGCCGTCAGGTGATTTCATCAGCCGGCCCGTACGCTCCTTCGTCTCACAGAAGATATCACCCGCCTCAGATGCCCAGTACTTCTTGATGATATTTGCCCTGGTTATACGCTTAATCATTTGTTTGTACGGTCATAAAAACATTTTTTCAATATCTTCGTAATGTACTTCTTTTGCTTTTATACTATCCTTCATTTTAGCGCATTCGGTCATGCTTTCAATAAACTTAATAAGGAAATCCAATCCCCTTGCCTGCATCCCGATTAAAGTTGAGCGGGCTGGGTCATACCGCGGATTCAGTACCGCAAGTGTGTACTGCCTGCTTGCCTGTTCATACATACTCTTCACTGCTAATTTTGCGTATTCTACATCGATCATAGGTAAAAATACTTTTACTTGCTCAATAGCAAATGCAAGCTTACGTGATTCCTCAACGCTTAACTGCCTCTTTAATGCCGGTTCCGGCTTTCCGGTTTTTTCTGTTTCATTCATTTATCTATCCTCTGTAAAATTCAGGTGATTTTTGCTTAATTTTTTAGTTTTTTCCACAACTGGTTATCTCTGATTTCTGCTTTAAATCCGCTATTTGTTGATGCAGTTCATTGATAATTACTTGCACAGCAATAACACTCGCTACATCCAATTCTCGGCTTTTTTTTCTTTGCATTTCACTTTTAACCTGTAACCTTTTACTTTTTACCGCCTTTATCACCATCCACACACTCCACCCGGGCCAGATGATACAGAATATCACAACATTCACACCCTTATAGCCCAATCCCGTCACTTCTCCCAGCCAGGAAAGAACCACAACACACAAACCGAACACTGTATTTATTATTTCTATCATTTCAGTCATTCCCCGTGCAAAAATGAAATGCCATTTCACCGATATCATCCTTGTAAATGCGTTGGGCTAATGCAATTTCAAGCTGTGCTGTTAAAATTGCATTCCTTTTATCCTGCTTCCTTAATTCATTTCTTGTGTAAGGATTATTAGGGAATATTCGTACCGGAAATAATTCATCTTCATGTTCCGGCAGGTAGATCGTTGTTTCTACTAAGTCCAGACACATACTTGTATCTTTGCTTTTCAGCTTACCCTGCTTTATAAGCCTGCCAATAAGAAGAAAGCTCACATTATCATAAGTATCATTACGCTCAAAATCTACCAGTTCCCGGGTTGATCTTGATGTCCTGCAATCAAATATATCCAGTATCATAGCCTTTTTAACCCGCATCATTCCGATTAATTCTCTTTCAGTTGTTATCATAATATTTATCCTCCGCAGCATTTTTTATATTTTTTACCTGAATTACACGGGCAAGGCTGATTCCTGCCCGGCTCCGGCTCTACTTTCCGTGGCTGACAAATATCATCATATCCAAGAGCGCATTTTTTGCATAACGCTCCTTTACCATCAAACTTATAAATCTTTTCCGAACCGCATGAATAGCATTTATCCGGATCATGTTGAAGTAAGGCTCCCATTTATTTACTTACCTCCGGATATTCGTTCCATTCACGCCCATCAAGTAACCGCCCTGAATGCTTCTTGCCAAGTTTTACCATTCCGTATTTACTCCACACATGAAGTTTTTTATTATTATTTAATACTTTTTCATATTCGGGTATAGATAAACCTTTTGTTTCTCCCCATTCCCCCCACTGTTTAAAGAAAAACGGTACTCCTGCAGCATTGCAATCATCCCTGATCTTTCGCGCCCAATCCGGATGCATCGGACGTGCACCGTGACCGCTCTCACCGCCACATACAACCCAATGAATACCTTTGAAATGATAAGTATTATTAACTTTATACATTTTTTTCAAATCAATCTCACCAAGCAACGGCTCACAGCTCAACCACCTTACAACCGCGGGGATCTGCAGCAATAACGGAATACGTTCATCCGCAGTTGCCTGGTCTTCAACAGATGTGCCTAACCAAATGTTTTGTATAAAATCAGTATGACCTGTTGATATACTGAATGATGATTTTCTATCTCCAAATGCTTTGCAGCTTAATTTATCATTCCAATGCAGATAATCATTAAAAAATTCAATTGCTCTCTCTGGTCGCTTAGTGAGTATCTGGAAAGTGTGCTGTTCGCATTTCTGCATCACAGCAAAAACTTTTTCTATAAACTCAAATGGTACATTCTCATGAAACAGATCACTCATGCTGTTCACGAATATCATTGCAGGCTTCCTCCAGTGCAGCGGTATTTCTAATGCCGGTTCATAAGGAAATGCACCATCAAGGAAAGGACGGCTGTATTTATTCGGATTCATACTCATCTGCCGCTTATGCATTATTTCAGCATAGCAAAGCTTACACCCCTGTGATACCTTATTGCAGCCTACCGTGGGATTCCACGTTTTTTCAGTCCACTGTATTTTCGATTGTGCCATTATTCTCTTTCTTTTATTACTTCTCTGTAATATTTTTTTGCTGTCGAAACCGAATAGAAGCCTAAAGTTTTATAAACCAAATAGAAGTCCATTTGCCATTTATATGTTTCCAGAAGATTAAAGACCGCTTTTTTATAAAGCTGGAACATTGATAATCTCGAACAGCTTTTATGACCTGCATCAAAACATGTTTCATCATTCAGGTAACCCCAATAATATAATCCGGCAATATTGTTTTCGTTAATATTACTCCATCTCCTGTTTCTTAAAGTATTACAAATGCGGTCAAGCTGCATATCACCGCCTGTAAATGGGTATAAAAAATAATGCTTATCCTTATCTTTGGGTATTGCGTTAATTATACCAATACACTGAAACCTATTACGGTTATATTCTACCTGCTGATTCAGGCTCTTAGGGCCATTGAGCTTAAACTCAATTGCAAACACTGACTTTTGTGTGAAGTCAATAAGCATAATATCAGTGTGGTCATTACCTGAATATCTTGGAACTTCGGCGAAGCACTTTACATTGCGCGGAACCAAAGCCCCCAGAATTGCAGGCATTAAATCCTTAACCATTTCATTCTCTGTTTTATATTTCATATTTCCCCGGATTCCAATACCTAAAACCCTGAAAACCGCCCATCTTAATTTCAGGATCTAATTTTTCAAACTCATGCAGGTAAAGCCAGTGCTTGCCCTCACGTTTACGGCCGTCATTGAATTCATGTATTAATACCTTCCCTTTTGGAGCACTCTGGAACTCAACTATCTTTGCCCGGTAACGGATTTTACTTAGGATATTTATATAAGCATAAACCAAGCCTTCAGTATTTGCCGGTTTATTTCCCATTGAGTGACACCAGTGCATCGGTTCATCACTATCAGGATCCGCTTTATTATATTCGTTCAATTCTTCAATCTGCCGGATGCATTCCTTAAAGCCTATTAAGATTAAGGCTTTTTTACGCCATACCCAGGGCTTTACACTTACTGCCAAATCCATCAGAAACTTAACCGGCAAAGTTATTATGATCGCTATGGGCCTGTTATTCAACTCAATCCCTCCGGAAATAATATATTTGTCGGTGTAACCAAACCATTACCCCGTTTAATTAATCCTGCGGTGCTCAGCGGACCTATCATATTGCTGAAATATCCGCCTGTGTGATCGATACCAACAGCTTCGCCTATTTCCTGTGTTTTTATCGGCTCACCGCCTGCCGCTATTATCGCATTCAGTATCTCAATAGTTTTCCCGGCAGCTGATTTCATCTTTCGAACCCTTTGCCGTAAAACTTCATGATACCCGTCAAGTGAATCAGCTGCTTCTGTCGGCTCTGCAAACTGTTCGCCTTTTATGGTTAAACTCAATACTCCGGAACCCCGGGTTATCAGTCCGTAAGTCGAGAGCGGGCCTACCATGTTCGAAAAGTATCCGCCCGAAGGATCAATCAGCGCAACCGCACCTACCTGTGTTGATGAAGGTGAGTTATTACCCATCGATTTATACCAGGCAAGCGCATTCAATATCCGCTGCTGTGCTTGATTCGGCTTAAATTCACCATCCGGTACGCTTTCCGTGTTCATTTGCACGTTCTTTGTAACATTCGATACGCTTTTTGTAACATTTGTAACGCTATTTGAGTGATTCTGTACAGGTTTCGTAACACTCCCGGCTTTCAGAATATTCTCGGGAATAATTATCTCATCAATTGCCAAATTCGCTTCTACATATTTGTCCGTAATTTTCTTGATATCGCTTAACTGAACATCTATCCGGTTTATTTCAGCAACCTTATCAAAAAGGATTTTCTTATACTGCTTGTATATTTCAAGCTTTGCAGCATCAACCCTTCTGTTGATTTCGTCTTCATCGATCTCTTTTTCGTCCTTAGCAGCTGCAAGTTCCTTGTTCAGCCTGGTTATATCACCCTTTAGCTTTATGTTCTCGGCTTTGAAGTCCTGAAGTGATTTTATTTCCTTTTCGGCTTCTTCGGCTATACTCGGTAAATTATCAAGTATCTTTTTGATTGCCTTTGGTGTCGGGGGATTCATCACAATACCGCCACGCTTCGGGAATGATGTTACACAATCAGTTACATACATCTTCTCAACTTCATCGCTTATTGCAGGCCCGAAACCGTAAAACTCACGTTCCTTAAGTTTTCGTAAGTTTAAAACGGATTCCTTTGATGTGAATCCAAGTTCTTCACCTGCCCTTTTCCTGTCGATATCAAGCCCTGTCCTGCCTATGAGTTTATTCATGCATTCGGCTGCAGCATCTTTATTCAGCTTCGATAAACGCTGTGTTGCAAGCACTGCCGCAAATCCACGCTTCCGGCCACGGGTGCAAAGATCTATAACGCTTGCTGCGGATTCTGACCGTGCGCCTTCAGGACAAAACAAATGCGCTTCATCGATCACAACCATACAGCTGTGCCATAACTCCTTTGGTGAGTTTATTAAGGCATCAAGGAACCGCTTTACAAACAATATCCGCTCGTGGGGCTTCAACTCATACAGATCTATAATTGCAGAAAGATTCGTTTCCAGTAATTTGTGTGCGATCGATTCTGCATACCGCAAATTAAGCGGTATATCCGCCCCATCAGCAACCAGGGCAAAGTCAAACCGCTCCCTGAGCGTTGCAAACTCTCCTTCGATATCAAGCACAAGCTGCTGAACCTTGCCGTTGGTAACTTCAAGTAACCGGCGTATTAACCCCGATTTCCCGCCTCCGCTTCCCGCCTGAACAAGCATCCTTGTTTCTAACAGCTTCGCAAGATCGATGTCAATCCCTATGTTTGTTTTCATTTCTATTTTCCTTTTGTTAATGATACGTCTAATAAATCACCCTTGTCATCAATCTTACACCAGGCAAGGGTGATCCCTTCTCGTCTCGGCTTAAACGATGTCCTAAACTTCTTAATGAATTTTTCCATCCATATTTCAAAATTTTCATCTATTGGCAAAAGCCCGAATGAAAATAACTCTATGAGTTTTAAGCCTAGTTGTTTGTATTTTTCACCCTTATAACAATTTATATACCACTCTTTTTTTAAAGTTCTTATCATACAGTAATATCCGCCAAACGGGAATACATGTTTGTTATGAAAACAGAATACCATGCAAGCTCTCCATTCAGGCGGTTTATTGTATTCTCTTTTCCACCATATATTTCGTTCCTGTTTTTCTATACGGTACGCTTTCAAATCTGCTGCATGTTCTTTTTTCGTTATTACTTCCCGTTCACCATTTATATAAATTTTTTCATAAGCTATCTCTGATGATTTTGGAAATTCTCTTATAACGCTTATCATATTCATCACACTCATCACACAAACTCTACATCTTCCGGCAGCTCAACAAAAAAGAAACCCTGCCTGCCTATTACCGGGAATGGATTCTTAATACGCTTTATATCTTCAAGCTTGATAGCAAACCTGCCGTATGAATAATCCCCGAAATCCTTCTCGTATTTTGTATTGGTATCATCAAACTTCATATCATACGTTGGAATGCAGCCGGTTATTGTGGCTATTGCAACCGCCTTACCGAAATTCAATTCAGGATTCTCACCTAACACGGTCCTGAAAGCCTTTTCCTTCAGCAGTGAACTCAAGAGTGATTTCTTTATCCCGGCTTTTGATGCGCATATCAGTATTTCACCCCTGTAATTCCACGGCCATGAACGGGTTTCATACTGTTTCTGATTCATTGCTACAAGGGTAGCCCACGGCTCCCAAAGTGAAATTGCTTTAATCGGTCGTGACATAAATTTTGATTTAAATTTCTCTATTCCCTTATTTTAATTGACTATTCGATACTTCAAATGCTTTAGTGTTATTCCGACCTACCCGTGTTTTCGATTTCTTTTTTTTCTTTCGTAATTGACTTTTCCTGCGCCGAACGATATCCAGGTTCATTATGTTGTAACTTTGCATTATGTCCTTACTCCACTTATGGCGGCTTGCCTGTTGTAAATATTCCTTTTCGTTTTAGGGAATCATTTTAACACTTTAATACATTGCCCGATTATCCATTTCATTTTAGGCGGTGTTACTGCATTGCCACATTGTTTAACCTGGTCCCGTCCCGAACCAAGAACAATATAATAAGGGTCAAACGCCATTCCGAGCTTTATCTCATGCGGGTTAAGCATACGATAATAACAATCTTCATATTCCGGCTTTGTATAATTTACAATAGCTGCTCCTTCTTTTGTCCATTGAGTTCTCAGTGAATCTGTTATCCGGGATGCGTTAGCATTACAGTTATCAATAAATGATTTCCATGATTCATCAGTTATGATACCCTGGTATAATTTTGTTGTTTCTGTGCTTAAAGGCTCAAGACTTGAACGTGATTTAGACTGCTTTTTATTTTCAACAATGAACGGTGTAAGTAAACCATGATGATCTGCGGTTGTAATAGTCCCAAGACTTTCTTTTGAGCTTTTGGAGGTATGCTTCGGGTCGCATTTTCCCCCATAGTTTTTAATTAATATCGGGGTAACTATACCGGCTGCCTGTGCTGTAGTTTGAGTGCTTAACGGTTCAGTTGATTTACGTACATTATTTTTCGGCTTATTCCCTGAATGCTCAGTTGAAACGACGAATGGAGATATTATTGCAGATGTGTGCCTTGCTGTTTGCGTTTGAAGGTGATGTGCAACTGATTTTGAATAACTGTTCCCATTTGCACCGGGATAATCCGTTTTAATGATAAACGGCGTTATTAATTTTACTCTTGGGTCTGTATGAATTGTGTTTATCGGCTTTGTGGTTTTCCTTACCCTGCTTTTAACATCTGTGCTTTGCTTATCGTCTACAAGAAACGGAGTCAATATACCATGCCTTGCATCACCGGGCTGTGTTGGTAGTTCCTTTGTTGCGGGTTTAACCCTGCATTCAATCCCGGAAGTGTAGCCTGTAGTAATAATTAAAGGGTCATTACCGTATTTATCCAATCCGAATTTTATTCGTTTTTGTGTATTTTCTGCAAGTGGTTTAGCGCGGTCTCCAATACGTTCTCCCAAATCGCTCCAGTCAATTACATTAAATGCGGCATAGTAGTAGGGTTGAACAATATTGCCGTGAACGGGGCAATGATAATTATACTGCTGTTTGTACCTGCCCCATTTATAAGCAGGGTTTTTCCACACCTGTATCGCTTCGATATTCTTGTCGCAGTGTTGGCAGTAAGCGGGTGGTTTAAATTCAAGATCAGGTGCTTTTAACGATTTATCCCAAAAAACTACATACATCCGGTCACGGCTTTGTGGTGTTGGCGGAAAAAACATTGAATTTAAAAACAACGCCCTGTGATTATAGCCAAGGTCCGTCATTGCTTTTATCCATGCCTCATATAAAACCCATTTATAAGCATCTACAACGTTTTCCGTGATGATAATTCTGTACCTGTGATACTCCGCAAACCTGGGTACATCCCACATTGTTGCTCTTGACCGTTCTGCTGCGGGGTCGATTGCTCCCGATGCAAATAAATCCATTTGCTTTTTAACCTGCCTTTGCCCCTTTGCAAGCGAATGATTTGTGCATTCGGGGGAAGTTATGAGTATATCAGTTGAAAAATACCTTCTCGGGTCAGCAGCTGAAACATCCGTGCAATCATGGAGCGTATCCGGGAAGTTTGTATTATGGGTTTCAATGGCCAACTTCCAGTGATTTAAAGCTAACTTCACTTCAAGCCCGCCATTCATTTCATTCGCAAGCATCCTTACACCCTGTGAGCTGCCACCTGCCCCGCAAAACTGATCTGTTACTGTTATATATGATTTCTTCCTGCCCATTAGTGAAATATATTCCCCATTTTATTTTTTCATCTTTCTGTATGGTTCGTAAGCATTATCCGCAAACGTGAATTTACAGCAGCTTTCCTTATAACCTTTTACCAGGTGCACGGCTCCGGGCTGTCTGCCCGTTTGAACAAATGATTCAGGCTGTTTTACAAAAAGGATCTCTTTTATCCCGAAACCGTGGTACCTGATTTCGCGCATACGCTTCGTTGTAAACAGCGCCGGGGTATTAATAAGGAATACTACATTTTCAGAAAGCTTCATCGAATGAATCATAAAGGCTGTTATTTTACTGAATGGTGGATTAGTCACTATCCAGTTTACCTTTTCCTTATAATCAAAGAAATTCCGCCCTTATCAATCTCACACCACTCAGTGCCTTTAGGCAGATATTTCAAAAAAGCTCCGGTACCTGAACACGGCTCCAATACCTTTCCTGAAGGCTTAAAGTAATTCACAATGTATTCCGCAAGCAGCTCAGGTGTGTAATATTTATCCTTGCCGTCTGTTCTGGCAGGTTGAAAACCGAATAATGTATGAACGTTCAACTCACCCAATTACTTTCCATTACCCATTTCTATGATCTTGCCGCTATTATCAACCCCTGTATCTTTGCTCTTTTTCTTGCCTTCCTTATAATTTTCAAGCTTTTCCGCCTTATCAATTTTTTCCTGCTCTTTGTAATCGATCTTTATTTCAAGCCTTTCGCCCTTCAGGTATTTCTTCGCTTCTTCAAAAAGCTCGTATATCACCTCAAGGCAATCATCACTTAGCAGCTTGCCATCGTCACCGCCTTTAGATGTTCTAAAGCTCTCCTGCTTAAACGGTGTATTCAACACCAGAACACCATTTGATTTCTTATACTTGTAAACCCCGGTCATAACTACGCCCAATACCTTGCCGCCTGTTTCATGGTCGCCGTATTTACAGTTGATGCCCCTTACCGTTACCCGGGCCGTGTAATCCTTCGGCTGCTCACATAGCTCGGTGATGTATGGCTTCAAAGCCTGCAAAGTAGTTTTAAAGCTCTCTACCGGCTCATCATTGCATACTAGAGTAAGCTTCTGGTTGATCTCTGAACCGTCCTTATGCTGCCCGGTTATTATGTAGTAATGGAATTCATACTCGTTTACCGGGTTTTCTTCCTTCGTGGCCGGCTTGTACTTAATCTTTGTGAACCTGTAAATCGGATATCCGTCTGACATTTTTATTCTCCTTTTAGTAATTGATTGGCTTCTTTTACCAATGCTTTAAATTTCTTCTTAACAGGCTGAATTGATTTTATGTAACTTCTTCGTTGTCTTAGGCAAGTTTCGCTTAACTTATCAAGATTAAGTTCAACCAACTCATGTTTTTCAAGGTAATCCCATGGTTTATTTCCATTGAATACTTTCTCGATGAACTCAAGAGCGATTACAATATTCTGAGCTTCAAATTCATTGATAGTCATTTCAATCCCCCAAACAAGGCAGCTTCGCTCACTTCGTTCACTCGCTGCAAAAGCAAAGTCAAAAGCATATTACTTACCATACTTCTTAAATAGTTTATCAAACCGTTCTTTTAAAAACCTCTCCCTGTCACGCCACACAACATACTCTACCACTACTTCCTTATCGTTCACCGTTACGGACTCCCTCAATATCTTCAAGTACGCTACACGGCTTACCATCGGCATCAAATACCGGGTTCTTATCGTATCTGTCCCGATATCGGAAACGAAAGAGCCACTGTCGATAACATCATTTAACCCAAGTTTATTATGTTTTAACATCTCACTATAAAGCCACTTTTCAAAAGCAGGCTTTCCGGTGCGGTTCTTTTCCATTGCAAGCGTTTCAACCTTCAGCTTCTCCCTCACTCTCTCCCACTCTCTCTCACAGTTTAATGCTTCTCCCTTTATTTTAAATAACATAGGGGGATTCTTTATCAAATTATGCTTACGGCAAAGCACCTGACCGTTACCTTTCGGGTCGTTATTCTTCCGGTTATTGTCTATGTGATCGGCTACAATATCCTTTTCACTGAACTCTATCCCGGTTCCGCAATGCTCACAGCAAAGCCTGCCCTCGTTCTTAACGCGGTTCAGCTTTATTACCTCATGTCTGAATTTAGCCTGGGTCACTTACCAGTTCCCATTATATTTTGAGTAACTATTCCCTTTTTTCGATTTCCTGCGTAACCTTATATACTCGATCGTAAGGATTGCAACCGCCAATACCAAAAAAACTACTAACCACTGATAGTATATTATTTCCTTCATTTTGTATTCCCCTATAGAATTTGAACCGATTTAATTCGCTATGCCGGTCATTGTTGGCTTGAGTGCTAACCCGGCATAGCTCTGTATTTTTATTTCACTGAATGAAGTAAGCAGCTTAAGTAAACCCCGTGTAATATTCATCAAGTTCGGTTACAATATTCACATAAAAGCTCGTTGCCATGAAACAAATGATGAAAAGTACCTGAAGTTTTAACATGGTTTTTAATTGTTAATTATTGCTTTTTTCCTTAACTCAATTTCTTCGGGCTTGATGAATCCCTTCTGTATCAGCACCACAAGTAGTGAAAGCCTTGAATAAACTCCCCATCTGTTAAGCAAATAGCTGAAGTGTCCGCCTATGGTGAGATGGCTTTTGTTCTGCTTTACGGCAATCTCTTTTGCGGAATAACCCTGGGCGCTTAAGATCACAATCTCTTTCTGTATCCCGGTTAACTTTCGCGGCTGCTTGGGCCTGCCTGCTTGTCTTTTTTCGTACTTTATCATTTTATATTATCCACTTTTAAAATCCCGCCCCGGTTATAACGAATAACCGTGTTGATGTAATTCAATATGATTGTTGTTTTTGCGTTCTTCTTTTAGACTGTTGTAAACATCAATTCCCTGATCTGCTATAAATTCTTTGACAGTCATACCACACACTTTATTAATCCAACCACGTAATGACAAGCCTGAACTCCATCGCTCATAAGCACAGGGAGCGTTTTCTTCCCAAGAACAATATTTTTTATTGGGGCTTGAGTAAATCATTTTATCACCGCAAAACTCACAGGTTGCTTCGTATCCGTTCTTGTATGCCCATTCTTCGCAATTTGCCCAGTTTCTAAAGTAACCCATTTTATTGTTCGTTTCTTTTAAAAATCCCGCCCCGTTAAGTTTTCCAGTCAATAAAGAGGTTAACGGAGAAAACCCTGCAATTTGAATTAGTCAATCCGAAAAATTCTAATCACTGCGCCCTTTCTCGGCGTTTTCGGGGCGGGTTAATACCTGTAAACCCGTTTACAAATCTCTTTGCCCGGTCTTAAACTCCATCTGTTTTTAAACTTCCGCCATGAATCTAAATGCTCCTTGCGATACCTTTTCCGATATTGCAGGTACATTTTAAACAGCATTATAATTATACCTATAGCGATCGGGGTTAAGAATATGATGTTGAATTTATTCATACCTTTGACTTTTTATCCAATAATTTTGTCAATTGGTTTTTCAACTTAGTGGCAGTTTTGCGATCAAATAACACCTGTAGCCGTACACCCTTTTGAAAGGTTGTTGTCATAGAAAACCGTTCAATTCTTTTTGCAAATGATTGCCAATCAATATCAATATCTTTTACATCGCCTAAATCTATATTACTCATTTCCCTATACTTCCGTTAATTTATATTTAATTGCGTTGTCAACTTCTATCATTTCAACATCACCGGCATCGATAAGCTCGTTTAACGCTATTCTTATATCCTCGGCATTAAATTTTATTTCGTTCTCTATGAATCTTAAACCCGGCGGATTATTACAGCTGCCTATTAACCTGCGGATATGAATGTGAATACTCCGCTCTCTCATAGCATCAGCTCCGGGTAAAATGTCCGCTGCATTATATCATACGCTGCGAATGCATCACGTACTTCACCCTCTTTTTTCGTCAGATCCGATTCCTTTACGTTCTTCTGTTCCGTCAATTCCCGGTATTCCGCTTTCACTTTTTCAAAGTTATCCACCGCTTTGTAGTAATAGTCTAAGGTATTTTTCATTTGTTTCTGCTTACTATTTTCATTGTAAAGGTCTTTATTAACCTTTCAAGTGTTGCATCTATTGCAAATCCTGCCCGGGCTTTCGCATGGAGCTTCCACAACTTTGATTGCCCGTCAAGCATGATAGAAAAATCCACACCCTTAAACCTATCCGTAACCGCTTTAAATACATCGTCAGCCGTTTCTTTTTTAAGCGAAGTGGCAATTAACATCGGATTACTCAAGATCAAGCTCCGGCTCCCTCTCCATTACCGCTTTAGCTGTATTTACTTCGCGCCTAAATGTTTCATTCGTATGAAGGTGTGTATGCTTTTCCCAAATCGTCCTCAGGTCTTCAATCTTGCGGACCTGCTGCACTTCTTTCATTGCCTGATCAAGGCTAACCTGGGTGAGTGATGTTTGTATTACAGGTTTCTCCGCCTTACGGCCGTGTTCGCCGGTATATACTGTGAGTTCAGTCGCCGTGAGCTTGGCAGCATCCTCGATACTGAGCGGTGTATCACACCTGCTGCGCATTTCCTTAAATGCCATGTGCCAAAACTTCGATTTTCCATTTACGATTATTGGTTCACTCATTGGTTTATGGATTAAATTCCCTGCCTACTCACCTTAGAAAGGTACTGTCCCTCTCACCACGTGCCCCATGGATTACGCTTTCAGCAGGAAAATATTACTGCTTTATTTCAATCTGAATTTCTTTGATGCTCTCAAGCATTATATCCTCGAATGTATCTATCTGGCCACGCAAATTCGTAAGCCCCTCTACCGTTGAATTGCTGATAAGCGTTATTTTCTGCTTCATATTGGTCAGCTGCTTCATGTCCTGGATAAGTTTCACGCATTTACCATCTATAAGGCCTACGTTTACCGAACCTTCCTCACGGGTTGATGTCAACTGAGTAAGTAGCCTTGCAACCTTTAATGACATTTCAAGATCAGCGAATGAACATATTATCACCTTCTTATCGTAAATATTCCATGAACCTATCTGTTTCTGAAGCTGTTCAGCATCAGCCGCTACAAGGATCCCGAAATCCGCTACCCTGTGTTTCATTGCTTCTTTCATGTAGTCAAGTGATTCCTTCTGCCGGATGCTCTGCTTATCCTTAGCTTCAATTACGATCTTGCTCCCGTTGAATTGATACATGAAATCACCCTTCATGGAGCCTGTTGTTTCCTTTTCAAGCCCGGTCTGTTCAACTACATCACCGAATGATGCCGCAATGTTACCAAGCTTTTCCATCATCACCGTTTCAAACTCAAATCCTTTTATGGCAGTCTTTTCAAATATTTCTTCCTTGCCTTCTTCTTTCGATATTACTTCACGCAAACTGATGAACTGCTCCATCAGCGGCTTTAATGCCTCACTCATTTCCGCGCGTATCTTCGTTTCAAGCTTTGTATCCAGTTCACCGATATACACAGTTATACCTTCCTTTAATTTGAAAGTATAGCTATTGGTGTTCGTCGGATCAAATTCCTTAGATAAAAATTCCTGCGTTTCCTGAACCGATAACTTTAACCTGCCAAGCAATGAACCGTCTTTCTCTGATGTGTTTTCCTCAACCCTGCGGATAAGATCGTTTATTTCCGCTGTCTTATTTTTTACGGTTTCTGTAAGAGTTGCTGTTTTTTCGTTCAGAAAACTACCGAACTTTACAGGATAAGAACCGGGAATATCAGGATTGAAATTAGCATCTATCTTTTTAGATATTACTTCATCGATAATCTTCCCGGCATTGGCCGTTAAAACCGTGACTGAATTTTCAAGATTCAGGGTTAATTTCTCAACTTCATGCTTAACAAAATCCATATCACGGCTTGCCTGTACCTGCATTATCACCATTACACCGATGTTGATCGCCTTGGCTGCATCTTCAGGGTGCTCCTTTAGGTACGCAAGATGTTCCGGTGATATATCCTTATGTTCTATTACAATGTTTTCCATCACGCCGCCTTTGACCCTTCTTCCATTGCATTTTCAGCCTGACTTAAAGTTAATTTCTTCGCCGCTTCTACCTTGGGACTCTTTATACTTATCCTGAGCACTCTATACGGGTCACTTTCACCTACATACCTGTCATAAAGCTCCGGATGTTCTTCAAGCAGTAAGTTCGTGTTGACTATTTGTTTACCCTTCTGCTCCTTCCAGGTGATCTTGCCCGATGTCTTGCCGAAATCCATTTCATCAGCCTCTTTGAAATGGCTCTTTATTTCGTTTTCAAGCGCTGTTTTCTTTTCTTCAAGCAGCTTTATGTGAGCTTTTACTACCTGTAGATTTTCCGCAACATTGAAGTAATACGCATTCGGGGCTATTGTCTTAGGCTCGGCTTTGTATTTCAACTTCAGGAACTCTTTGTAAGCTTCCTGGTTGTTTGCAGATGGCTCAAGATGTTCGTATGGCTTGCCTTCCTGCTTCAGGATACGCGCCCTTGTAACCAGATCCCAAAATACCTTCACGTTCTCTTTGATAAGATCAATTACAGCTTCGTTCCTCTCAAATGGCAGTACCTCGAAAAACTTGCCGTCCTTCAGTGTTGCAAGCTCACCATAAAGCAATTCAGTAACCATCAGGTAAAACTGTATCTGGAACAAATACTGCGGCGGTATTCCCTCTTTCCATATCTTTGAAGCATATGTGCCTATCGCCTTGCATTCAAGGATGCCTTCAATACCTTTGGTCCCCTTGGTTATCTTCCTGTCGATCGATGCGAATGCATTCGGTATATCCGGATTCTCGATATATGCATTCACCTTATGGCACTTCCGGATGATCTTGCCTTCGGTCTTATTCCATATGTAATTTTCCGGATCTTTATCATTCGGGTCGTAATACTGCCATTTATCAGCAATCACTTCCTCGTTCTCACGGCCCCAGAACATATGAATATTATCCGGCTGCTCGGGTATCTCACCAAGCTTCCTGTAGAATAGCTCTACATTTGATTGGTATGGATTCACACCAAGGATTGTCCCGATCTCAGAGCCGCCTATGCCGTTCATACGGTGATTCAGCCATTGTTCCTTCGTCATGTTAAGCGTTGATACTAATTTTAGCTTACTGTTCATCTTATTCACCATATCCTTTCCCGGTAAGCTGCCTGTAACGAAGCTTATAAGCAGCCAAAGTAAGTTCAGTTTTATCGGCTTTATCCTTTTCCTTTTTATTGCGCTGCTCCGCAAGAAGCCCTGCAAAAAGTTCTATATCATTTATACATCTTTGGGTTTCGATATATTTTTCTTCATCATCCATTTCTACTGCAGGCTTTTTGCCCGCTATTTCCTTCGGTACATCAGCAGTAACAGCCGCTTTAACCTGGCCGCCATTACCGTTGCCGTTTCCATTGCCGTTTTTACCGCCGTTGCCGTTTTTCTTTACATGCTGAACAGCCTCATCCATTGCGCTTTCAGCCTTAGTTTTTACAGGTGGCGGTTCTTCGTCCTGATTCGTTTCTTCATAATCAGCATCATAGATTTCACTCGGATCTATTTCCTGCTCTATGACTTCCGTGAATACTGTCTTGTTAATAAGTTCAAGCTCATTGCGCTGCGGCTGATTTAATATTTCAGCACGTTCGCTCAGTGATACCGCCTTGCTTGCATCTTCTGATATCGGTGTCGTTTTGAATTGTCTGCGTATTACTGATTTCTTTGCCATTTCAGCAAACCATTTACTCCATGCGGGTCCGTTAGCGTTCTGGCTGCATAAACGGATTGTATCTATCTGATTCCTGCTCATTACATCAAATAAAAAACCCCCGTTGTGCAGATGTACAACGCAATACGCATATGTGATTTCTCCCCGGTCCGGTTCGAGTATCGGGACATGGTAAAGATCAGGATGTAATCCTTTATTGTAACGGAATTCATCTTTTTCGTAAACTACTTCTGCTTCAATTGTTTTTACAAGGGGTGATTTATAAGCAAGTTTAATGAAGCCTCTGTACTCAGGCAGGAATTGGCATTCCATAACCTTTACCCATTGACCGTTAATTTTTTTGCTGTTGTTATAGGGGACAAGTGAGCCTTCGCCAAGTAAGCCATTCGGGCTGAGCCCTATCTGTGCAGCTTCCCATATTGCGCCTAATATAGATACCTGGGTGCATTCAAGGATTTTCGGGTTCCTTACTATGGCCATCATCACTGTGCCTATAAGCTTACCGACTGTGAAATGGTTTGGCAGTACCATTGCCATTTGCTCTGAATTCCTCTTGAGCGTTTCTTCAAGAGTGTTGCGCCTTTCAAGCGGGTTCTTTTCTTCCCACTTCTTTATAGCGGTGTTGTTTTCCGCCTGGTTATTTACTTTTGGTTCCATGGGGTCTTTGTTAACCTTTCTGTATTAGTTTATTGATCTATTTTTGCTGTTACTTTAAATTCTTCAAACTCATCTTCTGACCAGTTATCAAACGAATTCCATTCAATGCGGTTTGCGATTATCTCATCAAGCAGGTGAGTAATTGTTAATTCATGATAATCCCTTACCCGGCTTTTCTCGGCAAGCTCATGAGCATCATACATTATGAAGTACAGGCCGCCAAAACATGTAAAATATATCCGGTCCCGGAGGTAATACTTATCGTCAATCTGGAACTGAAATCCATCAAAACCGATAAGTGTTAGATCTTTGGTTGTGAGCATTGACGATTTTGCTTCAAGCTCTTTTAACTCCCTGCGAAGCTCTGTTAATGTGTGTGTGCTGGATTGGTTAGTTGTTATCATCTCATTCCTATTAAGATTAATTTTTTTTTCCTATTGTTGAACCTGAACCTTTGAGCTGCTTGTAAATCTTTCCCGAAACTGATTGCCTTTTTTATTTCTGCTACTTTAAACTTGTGATTCCCTCTGATACGGTGATGCTTTTTTTCTTTGTGGTTAATCAATTCCTCAAAGCTTAATCTGAAAAAGTGTTTCATTTTGTTTGTCCTTTCTTTTATTTTTTTCAT